TACCAGCCGTCGTAGACGGTGGCAGTCACCTGCCGGGCTTGAGCAGGCGACAGCAGCAGGATTGCTGCAGTGATCAGTGCACGCATGATGCTTGAGGTGATTGGTGTGCCGGGCCAACCGGCGGTGCGGGCTTAGTCAGGCCCTGTTGAGCTCGATTGCGGGGTCGTGTGCTCTGTTCCCCCTGGCAGCGTTTTTAGCGAGGTGCCGGTCCCTTTCCCTCGTTCCTTCAATATACCACATGCGCAGCCGTGGTCAACCCTGCGAGTGATGGCGGCCTCCGATACGGTTGCAGCTGCAGCCACCGCGACTGCAGCACCGCGCGCGTCCTTGCGGATAGCGCCGACCGCTAAATATAAAAAAAGGGGCCGAAGCCCCTTGGTTACTGGAGCCGGTCTTCTAGATCCATGCAGGTGCTCACCAGTGTGTCAACCAGCGGATTAGAGATAATCTCATCCCACTCGTCGTTGGTGGTGCAGTCCCGCAGATCTTCCAGCGCTTGTTTGACTGCCTCACAAGAGGCAATCAGATCAGCGATGGCTTCAAGGCCGGCGCTCAATTTCTTCATTTTTCTAGGTGCGGTGGATGCCGGGATCGCTCCCAACTCCTTCAATATAGCCCATGCGCCGCCCTGATCAACCCTAAGCAACATCTCTTAACAATGCCTCGGCATCGCTGACCGAGCGCGCCACGCCTGCAATGCCGCCAGCCGCCTGGACTGCATCTAGCCACTGCTGCTGCTCAGGGCGCAGCCTGCCGGTTGCGGTCTTCACCTCTATAGACAGGAACACAGCCACGGTGCTGCCGACCATCTCCGGCGTCACGGTGACGCGCTTCCAGCCGATCAGGTCAGCGCTGCCCTTGCACAGGCCGAACTGCACCGGTCTGCCGTTCTGATCACGCAGCGTGCCGGTGTTATTGCGGAACAAACGCGTGTCACCGTTGCTGCAGGCGATGCGGATCTCTTGCTGGATCTGTTGCTCAGATGCCATACCTCTTAGCCAGTCGCGCCTGATAAACCCGCTCAGCCCATCCTCGCTTGTAGCCGCGTTGCTGCGCTAGCTCGCGGAGAGCTTCAAGGTCACGGGCAGAGGACTGCTCACGGCGCTTAGCCACTGCCAACTCCTGCAACTCGCCGTCAACCTGCTGCAGCTCACGCCGCTCCTGTGGTGCAAACACATGGCCGCACTCGCGGCATACCTGCGCAGCACTGGCGCTGGTGGCGAAGCACTGCGGGCAGACCTTGACTGATGGCGCTGCCTCGCGGTCTCTGCGGGCAACCCCGTCTAGCGTCCAGTCGCGTGGTTCTAGATGGTGGCCAAGCCGGAGCGTGTTGCCCACGTGATCGAGCACCACGGCGCGCTTGCCAGGCTGTGGCCTCAGGCAGCGACCGATCATCTGCAGGTGCAGCGCCACTGATGCGGTAGGCCGCAGCAGGATGCAGCCGCCGACGCTTGGCACGTCCACGCCTTCACCGATCAATGCGCAACTGGTGAGCACCTTGAGCCTCCCGGTGCCGAGATCGCTGAGCAGCTGCCGACGCTGCGCGGTATCCATGCTGCCGTCGATACTGGCCGCGGCGATGCCTGCTGACTGGAAGAGTGCAGCCACTGCCTCCGCGTGCGTCACGGAGCAGCAGAACGCAATTGCCGTCTGTCCTGGCAGGTGCTTGCGGTAGTGGCCAAGGCAGTCACCCATGATCGTGCCGACTCGCTGCTCAGCCTCCTTGGGGTCGAAGTCACCCATCCGCTTGCGCAGGCCGGTTGAGTCAAAACCAGGCGGTGCCAGCACTTTGGCGCCAGCGAGGAAGCCGGCATCCGTGAGCTGTTGCGCTGCTGGACCCTCCACCATGCACTGATAATGCTCACCTAGGCCGCGGCCATCGCTGCGGATTGGTGTGGCGGTGACGCCGAGCAGCTTGGCTTGTGCAAAGTGCTCGATCACGCGCGCCCATGTGCCGGCGGTGGTGTGGTGCGCCTCATCCACCACCAGGAGCTGGAAGAAATCCCGCGGCAGCAGGTGCAGCCTGCGGGCAAGTGTCTGCACACTGGCAACCTGCACCGTGCGGGATAGGTCCATTGCCTTACCGGCGCTGATGCGGCCATGCGGCACCGGCATGGCGCGGCTTGCTTGATCCAGCAACTCTTGCCGGTGCACCAGCACCAGTACGCGGTTGCCTTTGATGCTGGCTTGCTGAGCGATGTAGCTGAATATGTAAGTCTTGCCGCCGCCGGTGGCGAGCACTGCCAGCACCGACCGTTTGCCCAGTTGGTACTGCAGGCGGATGTCGGTGATCAGTTGTTGCTGGTATGGGCGGAGTTGCATCACACCAGCACCCCCTGACGGTTGCTGGCAACCTCAGTCAGGTTCTTGACTGCGCAGTTGAAATACGACGGCTTCAGCTCAAACCCGACAAACTGGCGCCCAGCTTGGATGCTGCAGTAGCCCTCGGATCCGATGCCAGCGAACGGGCTGAGCACTACATCACCTGGGTTGCTCCACAGTTGCAGGCCGCGGCGGATCACCTCCAGTTGCAGCGGGCAGATGTGGCGCTCATCCTCATTGGCGCGAGCGCTGCGGTATTGCAGCGTGTCCGATGGGTTGATATCCATCCATACGGGGCTGGCGTACCGCTGCCAGATGTTGATCGAGTCCTTGATCGGATCCTTGGTCTTAGCTGGTGGATTCTCACCGGCAAACTCCGTGAACGGGCCAGCCACTGGCTCTGGGTTGTCGCCCAGCTTGCGCACCGTTACCAGATAGTCAGGGATGCCTTGGCGGCTGAGTGCAGAGTCCTTACGCACTTGCTTATGCAGCAGGCCGATTGCCTTGGTGCGCTGCATGGCGGTGACTGGATCCTTCCAGATGCACACCTCGCTATGGAACACGAAGCCAGCGGCTTGGAAAATGCGCAGCATGTCGCCGCGGAAGTCCTTCACGCCAATGAAGCCATCGCGCTCCTTGCTGCTAGGCAGATTCATGCAATGGAAGCTGATCAACCGGCCAGGCATCATCACGCGGTGAAGCTCACTGGCTAGGAATCCGAAGTGATCAAAGAACTCCTGTTCAGTGCGGCTGTTGCCCATATCGCGGTCGCTGTTGCTGTAGGTGTAAAGCGACGCGAACGGCGGGCTGAAAATGCTGTAGTGGATGGAGTTGCTGTCGAGTTGCTTAATGCTCTCCACGCAGTCACCCATATACATGTCCCAGCCGTCGCCGGACTTGTGCTCAGTGACATGCGGCGCCACTTGACGTTGGATCTTTTTGAGTTGTTCCATGGTTTGTTGCTTCATGATTTCAACCATTGATTGGGCCATCTGGATGCTGTCCGCTTCTTTGCGGCGGATGTTGTCGATCACGCGGCCTTCTGCCACGTCGTAGATGATGTGTGCATTGACGGGCTGCTCTTGGCCGAACCGCCAGCAGCGGCGGATGGCTTGATAGAACGCCTCATAGCTGTGCGACAGTCCAACGAATGCGACGTTGTGGCAGCGCTGGAAGTTGAGCCCAAACCCAAAGATGCTGGGCTTGCTGACCAGAACGCGGATCTTGCCATCTTGAAAGTCGATGGCAGCTTGCCGCTTGTGATCGTCGGAGTCTGAGCCAGACACCTCAACCGCGCCGTTAATCGCAGCAGTCAGCGCCTTGCTCTCATCGTTGAGATCACACCACACCAGCCATTGCTCGCTGTTGCTGTTGGCAAGCTTGGCAGCGGCTGCAACGCGGAGGGTGAGCGATGCCTTGCGCACCTTGCGCTGATCGTTGAGCGTACGGGCCTCCATGGCGAACAGCGCCATCTGCCCGTCATCTCCTGCTGTTGCCTCGCGCGGGGTCTCAACCGTGCAGTCTTGGATCTGCAGCGCCGGCAGCACGAAGTTGCCGTCCTCGTAGCCAAGGTCTGATGGCTTGCGGATGGTCACCGCCCAGCTGCAGACCCACTCCCAGAACTTGTCCCGTGCGTGACCCTTGAGCCGCCACTTAGCAGTGTCGCCGCCGTCATGCACGAAGAACATGGCCAGCATCTCGGTGCGGGTCATGACGCCGATGAACTCAGCGTGGTTGCCGAGCTCCATGTGGTCATTGGGTGCCGGCGTCGCCGAACACGCCAACCGGTATGGCGTCAGGCTGAATGACTCGATGATCTGGTTGCGGATCTTGCCGGTGTATGCCTTGAGGATGCTGGACTCATCCAGCACCACGCCTTGGAAGCTGCCGGGATCAAAGTGGCTCAGCTTCTCGTAGTTGGTCACCGTGATGCCGGGCTTGACCTCAGCTTGAGTGGCAGCGAACGAGCATGGGATGCCGAACTTGCTGCCCTCGCGCACTGTCTGATGCGCCACCGCAAGCGGTGCCAGCACCAGCACGTTGCCGCCGGTCTCTTGGTGCACCTGATGCGCCCACTCGAGCTGCATGGCGGTTTTACCCATGCCGCAGTCGGCCCAGATGCAGAACTTGCCGACACGGCAAGCCATGGTCACGATGTCCCGCTGAAACGGGAACAGCGGCGCGGTGAACTGCTGCGGGTCAAAGCCGGCAACAGGTGCTGCAGTGGATTTGGAGGCTAGGAAGTCTTGGTAGGTCATTTGGCATCGTTAAAAGGAGAACCGACGCAAACCCAAACCCAGCCCTCTCTTGTCCACTGCAGATCCCATACGTCGCCATCACTATCAAGCGCGTAGAGGCATGTTCTGCCTTCATCGCTGCTGCTGGTTGAGATCTGAATGATTTTTGGAATGCGATCCATGGCGGTGCCGTGTGGCTTGCTCACCGTAGACTAACCGTATACGCTTGTCAAGCCACTGGCCGGACCCGATGCCACTAGCCCGACCAATACCCCTGCGCCTTGCCCCAAACCAGTTGCAATGGCTGGATTCATGGCGTGGCGACACCCTGTCACGCAGCGCTGCCATCCGGCTACTGCTGGAGCAAGCCATACACCTGCACCGCGATGGCGTGCTGGCCGCGCCGGAGTCCAAGTGAAGGAAGTTGACTTCTCAGAGGCCCGCCGGTTCATTGCCTTACTCGGCAAACCGGCAGGCACCATCCGCCTGCGTGCTTTTCTCCACCGACTGCATCCAGACAAACCCAATGACAAAGGCCGCAAAGGTGGCGCCCGCAAGCCGCTGATCAAGCAGTGGCAAGCCGAAGGCCGCGGCGTTTACGTGGTCATCAATGACGGTGGCGACACCAACGCAGAGATCACAGCCTGCCGTGCTTTCTTTGCCGAATGGGATGACCGCCCGCGTGAATGGCAGCTCACGGCATGGCAGGAGCTGGGGCTGCCGGAACCCACCTTCCAGATCAATACCGGGGGCAAATCCATCCACAGCTATTGGGTGCTAGCAGACCCGATCACACCAGCCCATTGGGAGCTAGTGCAAGGGCGGTTGCTTGATTACTGCGATGCAGACCGCAGCATCAAGAACTCATCCCGCGTCATGCGGCTACCTGGCAGCTACTACGCCGAAGCCGATGGCAGCCTCGGTGAGATGTGCCGCATGGTCACCAGCGCCGGCCATCGCTACAGCGTTGCCGACATTGAAGCGATCCTGCCCAATGAGGCTTACTACCAGCACGAAAAACCTGCGCAGCATTACGTAGAACCTGCAGAGCGCGGCATTGATGAGATCCGTGAAGCACTAGCCGCCATACCACCTCGCGTGCCAGGGTCCGGCACTTATCACATATACCGCAATATCTTCTGGGGCTTGATCCAAGCCTGCGGCAGCGCTGAGCAAGCCATTGACTTGATGCAGCAGCACAGCCCGCAATGGCAAGGGCTGCAGCAGATCGCTGCATCAGGTGGTGACCGCATCGGCGCCGGGACGTTCTGGTACTGGGCGCGTCATCACGGTTGGCGGCCAGCACTGCCGATGCTTGCGCCGCAGCGTCAGCGCCTTGAACCCGCTGGCGATGGTGAAGCGGTCAACCTGCAGCTATACGACAAGTCCGGCACTGAATGGCTAGAGCTAGCCGTGGAGCATGTCTTCTGCCATCCGGCTGAGCGCTGGATCTGTGTTGACGGCGTATTGCATTGCTGGAATGGCACGCACTACCAAGCCAAGCCAGACGAAGAGCTAGCGCCCAAGCTCGCGGAATTCCTGTCCATGCTGCATGTCATCAACCAGCAAGGCGCCACCACATACCCATGGCGCAGGCCCCGATACGTGGATGAAGCGCTGCAATGGATGCGGCGACTGCTCAAGCCGGTTGAGGTCAACCCAGCCAATGCCATCAACTGCCGCAATGGCGTAGTGGCGTGGGCATGGTCTGGCCGCAAGCTGGATCTGACCTTTACGCCGCACGATCCAGCGGTTGCCTTCACCTACGTCACCGCCTACGACTACGACCCAGAAGCCAATGCCCAGCACCTATGGCGGCTGCTGGAAGCCGTAGAGCCCGGCGACCGTGACACGCTGCAGCGCATCCTTGGCAGCGGGCTTGACCTCATCAAATACCGCGCCACACGAGGCAGACCGCGTGCTGTGTTGATGATCGGTGAGGGCAGCAACGGCAAGGACACCATCCGCACCGCGCTGCGCGACACTCTCGGCAGCCGTAATTTCACGAGCTGCACGCTTGCCGATTTCCGTCAATACGACCAAGGCCGTAAGTTTCCCATTGCGCCATTACGTGGCGCCTCAGTGAACTGGTCAAGTGAAAACTCGCAGTTCGTCAGTATTGACAACCTCCAGTCATTGAAGGCTGCCATCAGTGGCGAGGAACTGTCATATGAACTCAAGGGCGTACAGGAGTCGCAGTTTGTTCCGTCGTCTTTGTTTGTGTTCAACCTCAACAAAGATCCATCGCTAACTGGTGAGCAGGCTGCTATTGAGACACGTTTTCACGTGTTCAAATTCCGCAAAACCTTCATGGCGACACCTACTGAACCCAACCACCTGCAAGCTGACCCGAAGCTCAAGGACGACCCTGACTTCATCCAGCAGCAGATATGCCCTGCATTCCTGAATTGGCTGCTTGAAGGGATGGCGCTAAGCATTGCAGATGGCATTGATTACACAACTGGAAGCCAAGCAATGCAAGACGTTAGAAGAGCCAGCTGCCATCTTTGGGACTTCTGTGACTCTATCGGACTGACCTATGAAGAGGGCGCCCAGGTATCAACCAAGCGGGTATGGGATGCCTTGCAAGAGTGGTATCGAGAAGAGGGCTATTTGGACGATAAAGGTAGGTGGTTAACGGATCCACCAAGTGACCGCACCGTCAAGGCACCCAGGCTTCTGGTGCCGGCATTGCGCCAGATCTTCCCAAAACTTGCGTCCGACAGAGGCTCCGGTAAGTCCCGTGAACGTCTCATCTCGGGTCTCAAGCTGGACTTGTGGTCGTGATGTCGGACGCAAGTTGCGTCCGGGTCGGACGCAAATCGGACGCAAATTTCGGACGCAAAAACCCAGTCCCTATCTACCTTTTCTCTTGTTCGGACGCAAATAGGGGTAAATCAAGTCAGGTATGGAAACATGAGGGGAAATGTAACGGCGTGAACAAAACACACATATAGGGGGGGGTAAGGAGAAACCCCGATTTTGCGTCCTCCCTTGGTATGACTGGGTTTTTTGCGTCCGACTTGCGTCCGCTTGCGTCCGAACCCAGTCGTGGACAGGGTTTTTGCGTCCGACCTACCATTTGCACCATCATCACCACCAGAAATGCCCGAAATCAAGATCAATGTCACCGGTGACGACCTGGCGCGACTCAACGCCGAAGCAGCGGCGCATGGCATCCCCCGCGCGCACCTGATCCGGCAGCGTGCTTTGAGTGGTGGAGTTGTTGCAGGATTGACCACGGCGGCGTACCATGCGCTGGTGGCGGACGCCTGCGCATTCATGCGCGGTGACCTGAACCGCCGTCACGTTGAAACTCTCGTTGCATATGTCATCGCTCATTCACATTCCAGCCAAGCAGCAACCGGTGATCAATCGGCTGCATGAGACCATGACCCAAGCAGTGGCGTACGCCGCAGCCATTGCCGACAACGCCATTGATGACGGCGTACCGCTACCCATGGAGCTCGTGGATAGCTTCGCCGCTGATTACGAACGCATCATCACCAGCCTCGTCACTGCCGCCACCGCCAAATGAAAGCCGTCACCTGCCAAGCTGATCTCGATCACGCGTTGCGCACCATTGCGCCAGCTGTTGGCCATCGCAGCAGCCACCCGATCCTTGATTGCTGCCTGATCCAAGCCGCTGGTGGTGTCATGACCATCACCGGCTTCAACCTTGACCTCGGCATCACTGTCACCATCCCAGCCGCAGTGGACACCGATGGCGCTGTAGCGCTGCCGTATCGGCTGCTGGCTGGCCTTGTGAGCCGCTTTGATGGCGATGAGGCTCTGACCCTCGCAGATGGCGCTCTGACGGCTTCTGCGGGCTCCTACGGGCTTGCAGCGGCTGATGCGGCGGATTACCCCGCGCTGCCGGTTGTGGACGCTGCTACGAGCGAGCTGCACCTATCCGCCGGCATCCGCGCCTGCATGGCAGCCGCCAGCACCGATGCCAGCAAGCAGATGCTCCAAGGCATCCACCTCGGCAGTGGCCACATGGAAGCCACTGACGGGCATCGCCTGATGCGTTACGCCATTGACCTGCCAGATGGCCTAGACCTCGTGCTGCCCGCCAGCACCATGCGTCTGCTGCAGGATCGCGTGGTCACCATCGCCGTTGCCAAAGGGCAAGCCGTGATCGACGCAGGTGATGGCATCACCATCTACAGCCGCATCATGGATGGCACCTACCCAGACGTGGCCAAGCTGGTGCCCGCTGAGTTCAAAAGCACCATCACCGCTGATCGTCGCCGCCTGACCCGTGCATTGGAGCGTGTTGCCATCATTGCCGATGCGCACAACTCCATCGTCAAGATCGAGGCAGCAGGTGGCACCATTGCCATCACCGCTGAATCAGACGCCAACAACGGCAAGGAGCTGCTCAAGGTGGAAGGCATCGCTAATGGCGCATGGGCGTTTAACGTCCACTACCTGCTAGACGGCATCAAGGCGTTTAAGCCCGCAGAAGCCATCACGCTGCACGCCAATACGGCAACCACACCCGTGGTGTTGACACCTAGTGGCGTGGACGGTGTAACTTATCTGGTAATGCCTGTGCAGGTTAGAAGCTAGCATTTATGTATGGCCAGATCTAAGACCAAAGACAAAACTCACTACACTCACGAAGAGCTGTTGTGCATTTGGTCGGAACTGGCCGAGATCATTGCTGCTGGTAATAACCAGATCTCCATCCCCAAGCTCATCATTGAAAAATGGGGGGTGTGCCGCCCTACCGCCGACAAGTGGTACGACTGCGCCAAACAACTGCTGTACCAGACATGGGATCAATCAACCTTGGCTGAAATGAAAGCCAAGCGTTTGCAAACGCTGGAGATGACAATCGAACGCGGAATGCGGACTAACCAGTTAGGTTCAGTGATTGGCGCAGTCAGGCTGCAGGCTGAAATGCTTGGACTTGTTGGCAAGTGAGCTGCATTGAATCCGAGCTGCTTACACGCTCGGCATTGCAATTAGATGAATCAAATCAGCTTGACCTAGAGGAGCGCCTTAATACCATCCGCGCTGACCTGCACCCGGGGCAGCTTGCGTTTGTAGACGACAGCAACACGCAGATCCTTGGCATCTCAGCTGGTTATGGCGCCGGCAAGACACGTGCGCTGTGCGCTAAGGCGGTGATGCTGGCCGCGGCCAATCAAGGCTTCATCGGCGCAGTAATGGAGCCGACTGGCCCATTGATCCGTGATATCTGGCAGAACGACTTCGAGCAGTTCCTAGAGGCGTATGAGATCCCATACACATTCAGGGCAAGCCCGTTGCCGGAATACATGCTGCACCTGCCGGGCGGCGACACGAAGATCCTGTGCCGCAGCTTCGAGAACTGGAGCCGCATCATCGGTTTGAACCTTGCATGGGTGCTCGCCGATGAGATCGACACCGTGACTCCCAGCATTGCCAATAAGGCATTCCCCAAGATCCTTGGCCGCTTGCGGTCCGGCAACGTGCGGCAGTTTGGTGCTGCCAGCACGCCAGAGGGTTTCCGCTGGATGTGGAACACGTTTGGCAGTGAGGACGCCAAAGGGCGCGCTGATCGCAAGCTGATCAAGATGCGGTCAGCAGACAACCCGCATCTGCCGCCGGACTTTATCGAGCGGCTAGAAGCCAACTACGACCCCAACCTGCTGCGGGCGTACTTGGATGGAGAGTTCGTCAACCTCACCACCGGCACCATCTATGACCGCTTCAGCCGCGAGAAGCACGTGGTAGCTGAGCTGCCGGACCTGGACCGCGAGCCGCTGCGTATTGGCGTTGATTTCAACGTTGGCAACATGTCTGCAGTGATCGGCGTCCGCACCGGCAACAACCTGCTACTGATTGATGAAATCAGCGGCGCCCATGACACCGATGCATTGGCGCAAGAGATCCAAGCGCGTTACCCGCAGCGGCGCATCTACATCTACCCAGATGCCAGCGGCGGCAACCGCAGCACCAACGCAAGCCAGACCGACATCCAGATCCTGGAGTCCTACGGCATGTCAAACCAGTCACCACGCGCAAATCCTCCCGTCCGTGATCGCGTGGCTGCTGTTCAAGCTTTGCTGGAAAACGGCAAGGGTCAAGTCCGGCTCACCATTCACCAGCGCTGCAAGCGGTTGATTGAATGTCTAGAGCTGCAGTGCTACACCGACAAGGGCGATCCGGATAAGGATGCCGGCCATGACCACATGAATGACGCACTGGGTTACCTGATCTGGCGTGAGTTCAACCCATTGCACGCAGGTGCTGGGCGATCTACGGGTATCAGACTATATTGATTCCGCCAACCATTACCACTACCCATGCTCAAGGGTGCTGAACTACTCGCTAAGGTCAAAGAACTGGCCGGCAATGCAACCAAGTCCGAAATGGTGCGAGAATGCGGCTACACCTCGCTCAAAACAGATGGCACTGAACGATTGAGCTTCAGCGCTTTCTATGACGCATTGCTCGAAGCAAAGGGTTTTGAGCTTGAAAAGGCACCTAAGCGCGGCCGCGGCCTGACCTACAAAGCCAAGGTGCAATTCAATGGCAAGCTGCAGATTGGTGACGGCTACCTGCGCGAGATGGGTTACAAGCCCGGCGCTGAGTTTGACATCAAGATACGCGGCAACAGCATTACGCTGACTGCTGCCTAAACTGCACCTATGACTGCGGCGCTGTAATGTACACAGGCTTTAATAACTACGACCGACCTATTGCGCAGCGCCGCGTTACTCGCGTGCAGGATGCCAATACGGCGTGGTATGCACAAGAGGCGCATTGGATCCTGATCGAGGATCTGCTGCAAGGCACTTATGGGATGCGCCGCAAGCATCGCCGATATCTGCCGCAAGAGCCGCGCGAGCTAGACGAGTCCTATGACAACCGCCTTGCACGCAGCGTATGCCCGCCGTTCTATCAACGCCTAGAGCGGATGCTGGCTGGCATGTTGACGCGTAAGCCCGTGCGGCTTGACGACACTGCTGACATCATCCGTGAACAGTTGTTTGATGTTGACCTGCAAGGCAATGACCTCAACGTCTGGACCTACGAAACCACCCGTAAGATGGTCCGTTATGGCCACGTTGGTGTACTGGTGGATGCACCTGCTGATGGGGGTAGACCCTACTGGGTGAGCTATACACCACGGCAGATCCTTGGCTGGCGCGCTGAGCAGCAGGAAGGCCGGCAGGTGCTGACGCAACTGCGCCTGGCTGAGATGGTCACCGTGCCTGATGGTGAGTTCGGCGAGAAGGCAGTGGAGCAGATCCGTGTACTGACGCCAGGTGAGTTTCAACTACACCAGAAGCAAGACAACGGAGATTTCCAAGTTGTCGACGAAGGCCGCACCAGCCTTAGCGAGATCCCGTTTAGCGTTGCCTATGCGCAGCGCCACGGCTTCATGGAGTCACGGCCACCGCTGGAAGACATCGCCGAGCTGAACCTGAAGGCGTATCAGATCCAGAGTGACCTCGACAACCAGCTCCACATCAGTGCTGTGCCGATGCTGGCGTTTTATGGCTTCCCGTCTGCAGCAGAAGAAGTCAGCGCCGGACCGGGTGAAGCCATCGCATTCCCCGCTGATGGCCGCGCTGAATACATCGAACCCGCTGGCCGCAGTTTTGACTACCAGTTCCGCAGGCTTGAGCAGCTTGCACTGCAGATCAACGAGCTAGGGCTATCGGCAGTGTTGGGCCAGAAGCTATCCGCTGAAACTGCTGAGGCAAAGCGCATTGATCGCAGCCAAGGCGATAGCACCATGATGGTGATTGCGCAGAACGTGCAGGACATGATCGACAACTGCCTGCAGTTTCATGCGCAGTACATCGGCAACAACACATCACCTGGCAGCAGCTATGTCAACCGCGACTTTCTCGGCACACGCCTTGAGCCGCAGGAGATCCAATCGCTGCTGCAGCTTTACACCTCAGGCACCATCACGCAGGAAACGTTGCTGCGTGAGCTTGCCGAAGGCGACGTACTAGGCGACGACTTTAACGTGGATGAGGAGCTTGAAGCTACGGCCAATGCGGGGCTTGATCTACAACCTGCTGGACTGGGTAACCGACCGCTTAGTGGACCTGATGATCTGGATGGAACCGAGGAAACCCAGGAGACAGGAGCTTGATTATCACGTCAGTGCCTTGCCGCAAAAGGTCTTGGCCATCGTGCGGATCAGTTGGTACAAGCAAGGCAAGCCAGATGAAATTGACGAGACGATCCTGTACGAAGACGGCCAAAACGGTTACGACGCATTTGCTGCATTGATTACCACTGCATTGAACCGCGGCGCTAATGTCAGCATCCGCAGCGGCTACCAACCGGAAGATCTTGGCATTGAACGATGAGCACACCAGAAGCGCTCTATCGCAATGCAATCGACCTGAACCGCTACAGCAATAGCGTTGCGCGGCGCGTGATCAATGCCTACAACGACATCATCATTGATGCGGTCAATCAGCTGCGCACCATTGATGAGCTGTCGGCACCGGTCAAGGCAGCACGGCTGCGGGCGATCCTTGCGCAGTTGAAGGACAGCCTGGCAACGTGGGCAGGCGATGCAACGGAGCTGACCGCATTGGAGCTGCAAGGCATTGCGCAGTTGCAGTCTGAGTTTGTGACCGATCAACTGCGGCGTGCATTGCCGGCAGGTGCACGTGATGCAGTGCGCACCGTGGAGATCAGCCCGCAGTTTGCGCAGTCAGTGGTCACCACTGATCCAACGCAGATCAATGTGGTGGCGTTGTCGGACGATCTGTACAAGTCTGTGTATGGCGCCGATGCGCTAGCGCGCCAAGCTGGATCTGGAGTTTTCAGCCTCACTGCAGCGCAAGGCGCCACGATCACGTTGCCCAATGGCGAAGTGGTCACCAAAGCATTTCGCGGCATTGCCGTTGACCAGGCTGAGCGGTTTTCTCAAGTCGTGCGGCAAGGCTTGCTGACTGGTGAGCCGACGCCAGCCATTGCCAAGCGGCTGATCGGAAACCTTGAATTTGGCGAAGAAGCCAAGACCGTGAAACAGCTAGTTGCAGCAGGCGGCCAGGCAACAGCGGTTGCCGACAATCAAATCGTTAGCCTTGTGCGCACCAGTATCAACCAAGTAGCTAATGCAGCTAGTCAGCAAGTGTATGAAGCCAATCAAGACATCACTAAAAAGTATCGCTATGTGGCAACATTGGATACCCGCACCAGCAGCATTTGCCGTGCATTGGATGGCCGCGAGTTTGAATACGGCAAAGGTCCAACACCGCCGCAGCACTTCAACTGCTTACCTGGGGACGCGCTCGTAGCGCCCCGTGGCAGGATTGCGGCGGTTTACCGTCGGCGTTATGAGGGCTTTCTCTACGTCATCAAGACCGCCGATGGTGACGTAGTCAGAGTCACCCCAAATCATCCGATATTGACAAATGCCGGCTGGCAGCCTGCTCAAAGCATCAAGGTGGGTGATCAAGTTTTCAGCTGCTCGATCATTCCAAGCAAACTCATTGAGAATTGCCAAGAAGGCGATGCTGTAGCCACTGCTGAGGATGTATTTAGTGCGTTCCGGAAATCGAACACTGTGAGCGCCGTGGAAGTGCCAACCACCGCCCCAGATTTCCACGGCGATGCTTGGAGTGGTCTTGCAAAGCAGGTCGCAGTTGTACTTGCCGATCGGGAACTGCTGCTCACAGCCAATCCCGGCTTGCTCAAGGCATTGCTTGACCTTGGATTCCAGGGGTCCAACTTTGCGGCAGCGGCTAGCAGCCATCTTGAGCTGAGCGGCCTCACTGTTGGGGCGACCGCGCTTGGCGGCATGAGCAGCGGCGGCCAATGCCTTGCGCTCAGCGGAGGTAGCGCGACCCATGCGGGCAAATTGCTGCTCGCTTCGATTCCTGAGCTTGCGCCCGGATTCAAGGACGATCCGCTCTATGGGACGTGGCGAGACGTTGAATTGCTCGGCAATGCCTCGAATCCCAATGCCGCTGTCGTAGGCGGCAATGATCAGGTCGATGTCACCTGGGTTGGGCGGGAACCATTTAGTGGGCATGTCTACAACTTTGAAACAGAAAGCGGCACCTACTGGGCCGATGGCATCCTAACTCATAACTGCCGCAGCACTACCGTGCCGGTGATTGACTACAAAGAGCTGGGTTTCACGCCACCACCGCCAGCTAATCGTGCATCAGCAGGCGGTCAGGTGCCGGCGGATCAGACTTACGGGCAATGGCTAGCAAAGCAAGACCTCGAAACCAAGGCCAAGGCATTGGGCGCTAACAAAGTGCCGTATTTCAACCGGCTTGCTGATAAGTATGGCCCGACTGACGCCATCGCCAAGCTAGTCCGTGATGACGGCTCAGAGCTAACCTTAGATCAGCTTCGCGCACGATATGGACCTGCCTAGCCTCCGTCATTTTCAGAATGCTGGCATCTACTTCATTTCAAGCGATCCCGTAGAAGCATTGCATGGCGAGGCATGGGTGCCAGCTATCTACACCGACAAAGGATGGGCAACGGCTGACGGCTCTACACTGTTAACAGGTATTGAGGAATGGCGCAATGCCACTGAAGCGGGGCAAGTCGCAGGCTGCAGTATCAGCCAACATCAAAACCGAGATGAAAAAAGGCAAGCCGCAAAAGCAAGCGGTGGCAATCGCGCTCGCAAAAGCCGGCAAATCACGCAAGGGTAAGAAGTAATGGCTAAGAAACCCGGCCTCTACGCCAACATCGCCGCCAAGCGCAAGCGCATTGCAGCCGGCAGCAAGGAGCGCATGGCACGCAAGGGTGAAGCCGGCAGGCCATCTGCTGCTGCGTTCAAGGCGGCTGCTAAGACTGCAAAGAAGAAATGATAACCTTAGGACGTAATTAAGCCTGCGGCTTATCCATGTCTGATGAACAACAAACCCAGGAGCCTGCGGCTACTACTGGAAATGCTGATGTACTGCAGCGCAGTATTGAAGCGTTAGAACGCAAGAATCAAGAGTTGATTGCAGAGCTGCGTGCAGCAAAAAAGTCCAAGGCGCCTGATGGGGTCAATGTCGATGAATTGCTGGAGTTCAAGCGCAACCACGAACAACAGCAGCTTGAATCCCAAGGCAAGTATCAAGAAGCCCGGCAAGCTTTGGAGCAGCAGTTCCGTGAGGCGACGGCGGAGAAGGACCAGCGCATCACAGAACTTGAGTCCCGCGTCCGCGAGCTAGAGCTGGTCACACCAGCAGTCACGGCATTGGCTGAGATCGTGCACGATCCTGATCTTGTGCTTAAGACCAAGCTGTCGCCTGATGCAATCCAGCGCGAGGCGGATGGCACCGTGGTCGTCGTCGATGGCTACCAGCGCACACCCGTCAGCGAATGGGCCAAGACGCTGCCTGCATGGATGCAGAAGCAACCCAAGCCGCAAGGCAGTGGCGCACCGACCGGCGGCAGCAATGGAACTATCCCTGCCGGCATGGCTAATCCATTCAGCCGCGAAGGTTTCAACCTCACTGAGCAGTCACGGCTATTCCGTACAGATCGTGACCTATACGACCGGATGAAAGCAGCAGCTAACCGTTAGTATTTGAGTGTCTGCTCGTGATGGCTGCGCCACATAGAGCCTAGGGCTGCGCCCGCATCCGTAAACCCTTTTTGAGGATTAGTCATGGCGACCCTTCGCTCTGACATCATCATCCCCGAGGTATTTACGCCTTACGTCATTGAGCAAACCACTCAGCGTGATGCCTTCCTGGCTTCCGGTGTGGTGCAGCCTCTGGCGGAGCTAAATGCCACCGAGGGCGGTGATTTTATCAACGTTCCCTTCTGGAAAGCCAATCTTTCCGGTGACTTTGAGGTGCTGACCGACAGCAGCAGCCTCACCCCCGGCAAGATCCAAGCTGACAAGCAAGTCGGCGTGATCCTGCACCGTGGCCGCGCCTTTGAGGCTCGTGACCTGGCTGCTCTGGCTGCTGGTTCTGACCCCATGGCCGCCATCGGCGCCAAGATCGCTGATTACATCGCTAACCAGCGCCAAAAGGATCTGCTGTCCTGCCTTGCCGGCGTGTTCGGCACCCTGGGCACCACCTCTAGCTCGGCTGCTTTCTTCCCCCTGACCATCGACGGCGAATCGGGCGACACCCCTACTGCGCTGTCCCCGCGTCATGTGGCAGAAGCCCGCAGCCTGCTGGGCGATCAAGGCGACAAGCTGGCTGCCGTTGCCATGCACTCCAAGGTCTACTACGACCTGGTTGAGCGCAAAGCCATCGATTATGTGACCGAGACTGACGCTCGTCTGACGTCTTCGGTGACTGATTTCGTTGGTGGCAGCATCGCTGGCGCTTACGGCAACCCCACTGTCCCTACCTACATGGGCCTGCGCGTAATCGTCTCTGACGACGTGCAAACCGAAGGCAGCGGCTCCACCACTGAGTACGCCACCTATTTCTTCACCCAAGGCGCTGTCGCCAGCGGTGAGCAGATGGCAATGCAGACCGAAACCGACCGTGACATCCTCGCCAAGAGCGATGCCATGTCGATCGACCTGCACTACGTCTACCACCCGGTGGGCGCTAAGTGGGGCGTGACCACCACTAACCCCACTCGCGCCCAACTGGCAACCGTGGGCAACTGGTCGAAGGTGTACGAAACCAAGAACCTGGGAATCGTGCGCGCGACCAACACCTCTAACTTCGATTGAGGTAACTGACCATGGCATCCATCTTTGAGCTTGGCGACATCCCCGGCGGCCTTCTGCCCGGGCAAATGGGTCTGGCAGCTCCTACTGCCACTGCAACCCTGAGTGCAGCCAACAGCTACAACACCATCATCCGTGGTGTGCCCGCTGCTGCTGCCACCTACACCACTGCTACCGCTGCTGAGATTGTTGCTGCCATTGGCGGTGACTGCGCTGTGGGCACCACCTTCATGGTGGTTGTGCTCAACGCATCGGCTGGCGCCAACACCATCACCATTGCTGGTGGTACTGACGTGACCGTGAGCGGTGTAGCAACTGTTGCCCAGAATGCTTCCAAGGTATTTCTTGGCCGCGTGACTGCTGTTACCAGCGGATCTGAAGCGATCACCCTTTACGGCCTTGGCAGCACTGCTGCTGCTGTTGCCTGATAAATGGGCCTGTTCGCTTTCCGGCGACTGCGTGAACTAGAGGCTGCTTCTAACGAGGCAGCCTCTCTTTCTATTGCAGAGCCCACACTTACACTTGAGATGACGGAGCCACCCAACGATGGCAGTAGTAATCGACGCAACGGTGGGCGGCGCAAACGCCAACAGCTACCTGACGCTGGCAGCAGCGCAGGAGATCATTGACGGTTTTGTGCAAGATGCTGATGTAACGGCATGGGCATCGGCTACCACTGATCAAAAGAATCGGGCGCTGTTTACCGCTACTCAGCGCTTGGATCGTGAGCGGTTCCTAGGTGCTCGCGCTACCGATACGCAGGCATTGCAGTGGCCGCGTACTGGCGTGCGCAAGCCTGACACCTACATCAACACGTACGCCGTAGGCTTTCCGTTTCGCATCACGACGGACTACTACACCGACGACGAGATCCCGCAGCAAGTGCAGTATGCGCAGGTTGTGCTTGCCACTTACCTCAACAACAACCCCGACGGGATTGGACTGAGCGGGCTGGAGGATTACAAAAACGTCAAGATCGGCAGCATCAGCGTTACGCCGAATCTTGGCTACGGCGCTGTTGGCGTCGATAAAATCCCACCGATCGTAGAGCGATACCTGACCGGGCTTAGAATTAGCGGACCAGGCAACTTTGCAATCAAGCGGTCATGAGTTACATGTATCCCGGTGCCGAATACATCGACGACACCGCAGCACATACCGGACGCTTCGGCAAGATCGTTGCCCTTGAGGATTCGGTGATCGCCAGCCTGACTGCAATGGACTGGACCGGCAACACGCTGAGCGCCATCCCATTCAAGGCAAGCACTGAGATCAAAGGCGTCTTCACCAGCATCACTCTGACTAGCGGCACCGTTATCGCCTACAGGCTTTGACCATGAGTGACATTAACTACCTTGCCATTGATTACTCGATAGGCGCTACTTACATTAGCGACACGACCACACGCACTGGTAGGTGGTGCGCAATTCACTTCACGAGTAATTCACAAGTGAGTGCCATTGTTGCGCAGAATTATGACGGCAATACTATTTCAGGGCAGTCATTCAGCGCAGCAACAACGCTTTACGGTGTGTTCACCAGCATTACGCTGCAAAACGGTCACTGCGTCGCCTACAAGCTCTGATGGCATTAGCTAGCCCGCTACGCAAAGTTGCCAGCAAGCTGATGGCAAAGTTTGGCGGTACTGCTACCATCCGCCGCGTGGTGCCGGGCGCTTACAACCCAACGACTGGCACCGTCAGCGAAACCACCACCGACACTGCAGTGCGCGGTGTGCTGGAAGATGTCAACTTGCGTGAGGTTGATGATCTGATTCAGGCAAACGACAAGCGGCTTTTGATCGCTGCGGCTGACATTGCAAATCCACCTACCACTGCCGACGAAGTGCTCATTGGAGCAATCACGCATCAGGTGATCACGGTGCGCACCATTGAGCAGGACAACACCCCGATCACTTACGAGTTGATCCTGAGGGCATAATGGCACGCACAATCCGCGTTGGTGATATCGGCGACTATGCCAGCCAGCAGATGGAGAAGTTGCTGCGGGTTGCGGTGCTAGAGACGGATAGCCGCCTTAAGCAGGCAAGCCCTGTCGACACAGGCCGGTTTCGCGTTAGCTGGCAGGTAGGCGAGAATGCGGCCGGCTCTTACGACGGCGGGCCGCAACAGCCGCCTTCAAACACAGATCGATCAAAAACATCTCCGCCAGGCGGATTGATCGTTCCGTTGCGCAAGATGAACTACCAACAAGAGAAGCTAGGCAACGTCTACAGCGTGCACAACAACCTGCCGTATGCAGAGCCTCTTGCCAATGGCAGCAGCAAGCAAGCGCCAGCGGGTTGGGTGCAAGGCATCGCCAAGGACATCCAAGGCTTTGTGCAAGTCAATGCTGACCGCATCGGAAGGGAATCATGAGCAGCACCTACAACGACGTTCGCGCCGCCATTGAAGGGCGCATTGCAACGCAGATGGCCATAGCGCCTGCGTATCCGGTCAGCTATCAAAACGTGCCATTCACCCCACCCAACAACACGCCATGGGTGCAGGTGTTCATCCGCTTTGGCGACAACAACTATGCCACGCTGACTAGTTTTAACCGCCAGACTGGCACGCTGGTGGTCAATGTCTTTACGCCACAGGGTCAAGGCACTGCAGCTAATTTCACCATTGCAGAGCGGTTAAAGGATTTATTTGATCGCGCCAAGTTTTCTAGCATCATCTTTGATGCAGCCTCAGGGCCAGCGCAGGTAACGCCAGCAGCGCCTGAGCCTTACTTTCAGACTCAGCTAACTGCTACGTTTGAAGCGTATTTAGACTGACGGTAGCCAATACCGTTCACAACATGGCTGTCACTGTTTTGTCCGGTACGTCCGGCGCCCTTTACTACAAACCCGCCGGGACTAACGGCAACTTCCCCGAATCTGGCGTCAACGCCAGCACTGATGTCATCACCGTTCAGCCGTATCTGAACTTCAAAGCTGGCGATCCGGTGAAATTCCGCGTCATCAACAGCCAGACCGGTGGATCTGGATCCGGTACGCTGCCGTCTCCCATTGATGGTGCCACCACTTATTACGTGCTGAGCTACACCGCCGCTACTGGCGCGCTGACCGTCTCCACAGCAGCCGGCGGCACCATCCTCGCCATCACCGACGACGGCACGGCTGTAGCACCTAACGAGTTCGAGGTGTATTACGCCGACTATGCGGCAGTCGGGCAAGTGCAGTCCTGGTCGTTTGAAATCAGCCGCGCCGAGATTGACGTCACCACCATCGGCCAAACCGCTGGGCAATACGCGCCCTTCCGCGTTTACATTCCCGGCTTCGCTGATGGCAGCGGCACTGCCACCATCTACGTGACCAACGAAGATGCTGCGCTGTCCAACCGCATGGTGGAAGACGTGCTGCAGCGCCAGCAGGTTGGTTGCGGCTTCAAGCTGTACACCGACAAGGGCGCTACCGAAGCACTGAGCCGCAGCATCGCAATGGATGCCGTGCTGTTGACCGCCAGCTTGAACATCAACCCTGATGATGCTCAGCAGGTGGAGATCACATTCCGCCCGGCGGGTGTGCCCACTTTCGACTTCAGCACTTCTGCTTGATAGTTGAACGGCCCCGGCGTATGCTGGGGCCACCCACATTTATTGCATGGCATCATCTGCACTGGCACGGCTCAAAAAAGCAGCCAATCTTCAGCCAATCAAACGCGTCGTAACACTCAGCGATGGAACTACGTTTGAGTTTTATGCCACGGCTTTGACTATGGCAGAGCGCGAGCGCGCGCAGAAAATGCCAGGTGGCGATGACCCCAATGGCTTTGCGCTGAATCTGCTCGTGACCAAAGCAGCTGACGATGCTGGCCAGCGGTTGTTTCAGGCCGGTGAAATTGCTGAGCTGAAGAATGACGTGCTTGATAGCGATTTGCAAGCCATGATGCTCGCTATCATCACCAACCCTGAGGAAGCTGAAACCGACATGAAAAGCTCTGAAAAAGGAGCTAAGTAAAGACAATCTGCTGCTGCTGCAGCTTGGCGTAGCAAAAGAGCTGGGCTACACGCTAGCTCGGCTCAACCGTGAGGTAACGCTTGAAGAGCTGCTGCTTTGGTCTAGCTATTTTGAGCTTCAGAATGAAGAGCAGGATCGTAGAATGAAGCAACGCCGTAGGTAAGTCGTGTCGGTTGTCGCCAACGTTGCCATTAACGTCGACAGCCGGGACGCAGTTAGCAAGCTGCGGCAGGTTGAGTCGCAAGCAGCTACTACCGAGCGTGCATTTGGCGCGTTGCAATCTGCATTGGGCGCATTAGGCGTTGGCTTTGCGCTGACAAAGGTTATTGCAGATGTTAAAGAATTAGATACAAACATTCGCCGTCTTGCAACGGTTGGTGTAGATGTAGCCAAGATTAACCCTGCGCTTTCGTCTTTAAGCAAAGAGCTTGGTGGTGTTGCTAGCAAAGCTGAATTAGCAGCAGCTTCATATCAAGCCGCATCTGCAGGCTTTAGCGACACTGCAGGCAATGTTAATATATTGCGCGCTGCAACTAAAGCTGCTGTTGGCGGATTGGCTGATACGCAAGCTGTAACTGAAGTCTTGGTAAAGACTTTAAACAGCTATGGAATGTCTGGCAGCCAAGCAATACAGGTAACCGACAGCATTTCTAAAGCAGTCGAGCTAGGCAATCAAGAGTGGTCGGATTACACTAGTCAACTTGGCCGCGTAGCGAGCATGGCGGCATTGGCTGGTGTCAGCCTTGACGAGACGAATGCGTTTATTGCATCCGCCACAAAAAATGGCGCTACGGCAGAAGTGGCATTTACTGGCCTTAGTGCTGTACTGACACAGCTATTGCAGCCAACCAAAGAAAGCCAAGAAGCAGCAGCAAAACTTGGCGTTCAATGGAACCTAATGGGCCTTCAGACTAAAGGTCTTGGCGGTTTAATGGAAGAATTAGCAGTTGCTATTGATAAAGACAAAGAAGCGGCGGCTCGCATGGTTGGACCCACGGAAGCCATGCGGGGTGCGTTTGCCGCTGCATCCAAAAATGGCTCCGACTTTAAAAATATCCTTGAACAAATTGGAAACGCATCTGGTAAAACAGATGCTGATTTTCAAACGATGAAAGTCAGCCTTGAGAATGCGCTCAAGGCATTAGATACATCATTTAAGAACCTTAGCGAAGCATTAGGCAAAGCTTTTGGACGAGCGGTTGTTTCAACTATTGAGGACGTTACGGATACAGTCAATGCTTTTGCTGATGCAATCAATGCTGTGCCTCAACCAGTTGCAGCGGCAATCGCTGAAATTGTCAAAATCGTTGCGCAAATGATTCTGCTGCAAAAAGCAATCCAAGGAATTATTGCTTTGCGCGCAGGTTTTGTTGCTGCAATGACTGGCATGGCGGCAACAACAGCCGCAACAGGAACGGCCGCAACAGCTAGCTCTTCTGCTTTTGCTCTTTATACAGCAAACACTAGAACGCTTCAAGCTGCTGCTGCAACTGCAACGCCAACTCTGGTTGGTTTGCGCGGTGTATTGGCAAGCCTAGCTTCTATTGGAACAATCGCTATTGCCGTCAATATTGCTGTTTACGGCATACAAGCTGTTATGCAGGCTAGGGCAGAGCTAGATCGTTTGCGTGGCGTTCGACAAGCAGGCGGTGCAGCGGCAACATTTGGCGGATCCGCTCCGGCGGCGTCTAAAGAAACTGCGCGCAAAACCTTGGCGGCAATCGAAGCTGAGCGCGAAAAGAATTTGCCAATGCAGGCCATTGGGGCAATTAGCGGATTTGGTCGCGGACTGGGAAATACACGCGAACAAATCCTTGCCGAGCGCGAACGTTTTGCTCGCGGTGTTTTGGCTTTGCCAACGCGTACGGCGCAAACACCAGCACTCAACGCCATAAATACGCCTGTAGGCGCCACAGTGGGCGGCGGCAGTAACGGCCGCAAAGGCAAAACCGACGCCGAGAAGGCAGCAGAAAAAGCAGCACGCGAAGCGGAAAAATTACGGCAAGAGCTTGAACGGTCGCTTGAAGTTGGCGATCAACTGGGCGTCCAGTTCAAACGCCAAGTCATCCTGTTGGATGAGTCATCCGAGCTGGAGCGGCAACGCTTGCAAATCCAGTTTGATTACGAAGATCGAGCAAAGCAGATTGGCGAACTCAAAAACGCAGAGCAGCGTATCAACCTAACGGATCTAAACAATGAAATCAAACGACTGGAAACGCTAAAGCTCCAGACCGATGAAATCAAAAAACAGCTTGAAGAGTACTACAAGCGCGCTGGATTACAAGCTGGCGAGATGCTACCCGGCGGCGCTGGAACATTTAGGACCGATATCAACCTAATGCCGGGCGCTGGTGAGCAGCAAATGGCTAAATACCGGGAAGAGCTGGAAGCGCTGACCAATCCAATCAACATGGCGGTAACTGGCGCCAATGCCATAGGCGACGCTTTTGGTGCTGCGTTCCAAGACATTGCAACCGGCGCCAAATCAACTGAAGAAGCTTTGGCTGATGCGTTTAAAAGTATTGGCAGTGCGTTTATTAGTATGGCAACAGAAATTATTGCCAAGCAAATGGCGATGATTGTATTTCAAACAATCCTTAAAGCGCTTGGCGGTGGCGGTGGCGGATTGTTTGGTGGCGACGGTCCAGTTGCAATGCCTGGTGGCGCAGGATTTGCGGAAGGATTTTCGATGCCATCACTGCTGCCGGGTCGCGCCAACGGCGGCCCAGTCGGCAGCAGCCAGCCCTACATCGTCGGTGAGCGCGGTCCCGAGTTGTTTGTGCCTGGCGTTAGCGGCAGCGTCGTATCCAATGCCGACACCCGCGCCGCATTAGCCCAGCAAGCCACAAACCGTCAAGGCAATGACACGCGGGCAATGCTCAATCAGCAAACTGCCAACCGTCAGATGAATGCTGGCGGTAGCGCAATGCAGCAAAAACCGATCGAGGTGAAATACGAATCGACCGTGATCAACGGCGTTGAATACGTCACCACTGAGCAGCATCAGCGTGGCATTGCGTTGGCAGCAGAACGCGGCAGGGCGCTTACACTGCAAACACTGCAAAACTCAGTAAAA